AACATTGTTAAATCAACCTTTCTAAGACATTACAAAAAAATTTAACAAATTTGGTGTAAAAAGATTGACTAATTATCCCAAATGGTGTAAAATGTTTTTTGTAAGTAAGAAATAACTAAAAAAACAACTAAGAAAATAAATTATAAAAATGTTTTGGCGAACGGTATTTATAGATTTATCATTGTTTTTATTATGCTTTCATTTTAGCCAATTTGGTGTGAGTTGTCAAGTGTAATGCAGAAAAATAGTTAAAAATTTAGTTGTTTCTTATTTACATAAAGTGTAAAAAGGAGGAACGCATATGCCAGATATCGCAAACGGTCGTGAAAAGGTTAATGCTTTCTTAAAAGAGAAAGGCATTAAAAAGACAACTCTAGCAGTTGCTTACGGCTTTAAGCGACAGGAAGTAACAAACATTCTAAGTGGGACGACAAAAGGTCCACGAGCCAACAGTTTCATTCTTCAGGTTATTGAAGATTATGGGATTGAATAGCACAAAAAAGCACCTAACAGAAGTCAGGCGCTAATCAAAATAACTAACTGAATTATAACACGAAAGGAGCAAAAATGGAAGCAGTTGAAATTGTAAGGATTAAAGATGTGATCATTGAAAAAGTCTCTGCTAATGATGAAGAATTAGAACATATTTTTGGATGCTCAAAGCGACAAGCGGGAGACATGAGACGCGAGATGAAGAAGCTACCTAGCCAACAGAAACATCTTAGGAATGATGGGCAACTTGTAACTATTAAAGGTTTTGACGAATATCTGCAATATCGTGGGACTCAAGCTTGGGAAAAAGAAATGGTGAAAAGCAAGAAAATGAGGTCAGTCGGATGAACCTACTAACAAGAATTAAAAACTACTTTTCGGAAGAGGTCGAAGAAACCAATCTGGACTGGAGAGTGGTCGCTCTGGATCTCAATCAATCACTGATTGAAACACAAGAAAAACTTCAAAATGCCAATCAGCGTATTGCTGATCTTGAAAATATTGTGGCAATCTATAAAGAAAAGGAAAACTCAAAATGATGGAATACATTTACCTGGCAACAATCGTAGGAATCGGTCTATGGTCGCTAGTAAATAAACTAGATGACCACGCTGAAATGAAACAAAAAGAGCGTCAGCTGATGGCGAGCAATATTGCACGCATGAATCTGAGAAATTCAGATAAGCAATTTACTTATGATGTAGAACCACCTGTGGGACTCGCAAAAGGTGTAGAAGAAGGAGTTTAAAATGGTTCGAAATAAATTGACAGATTTAACCAATACTCTTTTTGCCCAACTAGAAACGTTGGACGACAGGGATCTTACAGCAGATGAATTAAAGGTAGAATTACAGCGCTCGAAACAAATGGTCGCTATCTCAGGTCAAATCTTACAAGCTGGCCAGTTGGCGCTAGATGCTGAAAAATTCAAAGACAAGGTAGGTGAAGTCAATGCCCCGATCGCTTTGCTGGAAGGATGAGTACACGGAGTACATGCATGAAATATGCCCTAGTCGATTAACTCCTGAAGTAACCAGGTTATTAAATGAGAAATTTGGTACGACCTATACCAAGACTCAAATAGGAGAAGTACGCAGACGTTTAGGGTTACCAGTTGGAAAAGTATATCAAGGTAAACTGCTGACAAAGGAGCAACATGATTATCTTGTGTCAATCCAAAAAAATAAGATTTCTCGTGATGTCGCAAATGAAATGAACCGAAAATTCGGATTATCACTGACTGAGAAACAGATCAAGAGTTATCGAAGAAATAATAATCTACATAGTGGGTTGACGGGAAGATTCGAGAAAGGTCAAACCCCTCACAATAAGGGGAAGAAGTATCCCAATATGCCAAAAAACAGTGGGCAGTTCAAAAAGGGTAATAGACCTCCGAATTATGTTCCTGTCGGAACTATCAACTACACAACAGATGGGTACCCAAAAGAGAAAATTGGAGAACCTAATCAATGGGTTTTGAAGCATCGCAAGGTCTGGCAGGACAATTTTGGTCCGATACCAAAAGGGCACTCAATCGTTTTCCTGGATGGTGACAAAACAAACTATGATATTTCAAATCTGGCATGTTTATCTAAAAACGAAATTGCTAGAATGAATCAAAATCATCTATTTACGTCCAACGCTGATTTGACTAAATCTGGTATTGGACTAACAAAACTTACAAACAAAATTAGAGAGGTAGAAAAAAATGGCTAGTTTATACGAACTAACAGGGATTTTTAAACAAATTAATGACATGGAAGGGCTAGACGAAGAAACAAAAGCTGATACCTTGGATTCGATTGATTGGACTGATCAGTTCGAGGAGAAAGTCGAAAATACGGTCAAGGTTATCAAAAATAAAGAAGCTGATAAGAAACAGCTCAAAGAAGAGATTGATCGTCTGACTGCACGATGCAAGTCAATTGAAAATGACATCACGCGGCTTAAAACTGGCTTACAAGGAGCTTTTGAAATTACTGGACATGACAAGGTTAAGGGGTTACTTTTTACCGTTTATTTGGCAAAAAATCAACCTTCAGTAGTTGTTGATGAGGATCAGCTGCCTAAGAAATATTTTGTAATTACAAAAAAACCTGACAAAAATGCTATCAAGGAATTGCTGAATGCAGGTAAGAAAGTCAAGGGTGCTACCTTGCAAGAAAGTAGAAGTTTGAGGATTAAGTAATGGGATTGATGAATAAAACACGAGTAACAGATTCACTAGCAGTTGTGATTGGACCAGAATCAATTGAAGTGCTTGTTACAGAAGGATTTCTATTCGATGTTGCGATTCGTTTTGTGAAAGTAGACGAAACGAATCTTGATCAGGGAAATGAAAAGCCGGTGTTTACTCCGGAGTACAAGCTGGTCACAGTCGCTAAATACAAAGAAAAACCTATCTTTGAATCGGAAGAAGATATTCGAAAATTTGAGAAGCAAGCAAAAGAAGTTAAATCGCTATTTGCCTTTGCAAAGGTAAATAAACAAAATTGGTTTAACACTGCCCTTTATCCAGGAGTGCTGACTGAGAAAGTTGGTGTTTGATGAAAATTTTATCTATTGACCCAAGCAGTAATAAAATTGAAACCTCAACAACAGGGATTGTCTTGTTGGATAATGCAAAACTTGTTGACTATTGGGTAGTCCCTTATGGCGCTCAAAACTTTAAAGCCTGGTTTAAAGAGATTGGTCGCAGTCTTGAGTTTGATATAGTGGTCGTTGAAAAATTTGAGGTTAGGGATAATGATTATTCCAGGGACAACTCAGTAGTTGAGACCATTGCAGCTATCGAACTATGTTATCCGGACTTAGTTTTGCAACGTAACGCAGGTTATCAGACAGATATACCAAATGACTTGCTGAAAGCTCTTGGACTATGGTCCTTTGAAAAGAGTCACCACAACGATGTGAGGGCAGCCGCAAGACTTGGGCTCTTCTATGCCCAGAGGAACGATATTGAGGAGGTGATTGTGGACATTGGCGATCGAATTACGCAAATGGCAAGCTGAAGCAGTCAAAAGAAGTGACCGTAATTGTCCTGGGATTTTCCTTGAGGCATACGGTGGACGTGGTAAAACAATCTGTGCTTTTGAAATAGCGAAGCACAAGGGGGCTAAAAAAGTCCTAGTAATCAATAATCGGTTGGCCATTCTGGATGGCTGGAGTAGTACCTATAAAAATTTAGGCTATAATACTGATTTTGAATTAGAAACCATGACGGACCGCAGATTGCAGAACAGACTTGCAAGCGGTGAGTCTATTGAATGCGATGTGTTCATTATTGACGAGTGGCAGAACATGTCTAGTGATGCCAACGTGAAGGCTTATCGCAAGGTCAAACGTGGCTATACAGTTGGACTATCTGCAACCCCGATCAGGAAGAAGGGGCAAAATTTTTACCCTCTAGAAAAAACATTTTTTGGTATGGCTGATCCTAATCAAAGGGAAAACTGGCAACTAGCCCACGGCAAGATGAAGTATTCCAAATTCAGCTATTCTAAGCAAGAATGGGATGACTTTCGAGATTATGAAAACTATGTAAGTAATCTGCCCAACTTCTTCCGCTGGGAAGAAGTAGAAGATATTGAGGAGGCCGAAGAAAACAACGGATTTGAAGTTGTCTTTGAACCTATCTGGTGTCTAACAGCAAATCCGGAGGAATTAGATCAATTTAGAAAATTGAACATCGTTGGGAAAAATGGTAAATATGCCATGGCCAAACAAACATTTGGTCGAAAGACTTTTGAACGATATTTAATCCAGACAGGATTTGAGGTTGACTTCCCAAAGTTGAAGGCTGTTAATGCAGATACTCCAATGCTACTTCAATTGGATCTTCTGCTGGCTAGTAAGACAGAAATGTTGATAGTCAGCAAATCTAAGCAGATTGTAGAGGTCATTCGAGAACGTCATCCAGAAATTGGTATTTGGACAGGAGATAAGAAGGACTCTCTTGAACAGACAAACGTTGTAGCCACGAGCCAGGTGTTGGGTGTGGGTGTGGATGGTCTACAACATAAATTTAAGACTATTGTAATTTTAGATCCTGTCAGTCCGTCTGATGGTGATTATGACGATTATCGCCAGCTTCTGTGGCGAGTAACAGGCAGCCGTCAACAGCATGACGTGCGTGTCATTGAATTTTATTTTTAAGGAGAATCAAAATGAAACTTTCAAGTGATTATATTGTAATGCGTGACAAACAAAGCGGACATTTTTTAAATGAACTCAAGAACAAGCGTTCTTCATTAGCTACTCAGGCCGGTTTTGTGGATGATATTCGAGGTGCTCTTACAATGCCATATGATTGTTATCTTGAACAGAAAACAGCGCTAAAAGCATTGGCTAAAGTACACGGAATGGAGATTATTCGGGTTAAGGCTACATTTGATCTAACTTATCCAAATGGTGGCGATGTTCAAAAAATCGAGCGCGAGAATAAAAATATTGGTTTGTTTGATCTATTGAGAAGTTTATAAGAGGGGGATTTATGGTAACAAAACAACAATCCCCAATCTTTGTCACTTTACAGAGCATCCAGCAGAGTTTGGTTGCTCCGAAAGGCCAGTATAACAGTTTTGGGAAGTATAGCTATCGAAGCGCTGAGGACATCCTAGAAGCGCTGAAGCCAATCTTACAGGAACACGATGCAGTATTGATTTTGCAAGATGGAATTGTGCAAATCGGTGACAGGTACTATGTTGAAGCAACTGCGACTCTTTATGCGGTTGGTGAAGCTATTGGGACTACAGCCTATGCTAGAGAAGATGATAGCAAAAAAGGGATGGATGGTAGTCAAGTTACAGGTGCTGCATCCAGCTATGCACGTAAGTACGCGCTAAACGGACTCTTTATGATTGATGACAACAAGGATCCTGATACGGATGAATATCATAATCAGAATAGCCAAGCAGGCCGTACGTCGCAAAAACCAGCTCAAAAAACAAATAGCCAGCAAAAGCAACCGGCTAATGCTCCAGCTAAAAGTAACGGAGCCAAAACAATTACAGGAGCACAGGCTAAAGCCATTCGGACAGAACTCAAAAATATGGCTGAGGCTACAGGGAGTCCTGCTGCAACAATTGGAAAATGGTTCATCAATAAAATGGGTGTTGACAAACCTGAAAGCATTCCAGCTGATCGATTGAAGGAAGCTCAGAAGATTATAGCAGATGCTAAGAAAGCAAGAGGTATTGAGTAATGGGATATACGGAACTGGGGCGCAAACGTCCGATTGAATTACAGATTGATTATTATGATAAGATCCTAGTTTATCAGCATCAAGGTGAGATTTGGGGTGTATGTTATAAGCACGGAGAAATTGATTGTGTTTACAACTACACTAAGAACGATTTCTTTTGGCTTGAAATTTCAGATATGTCCTTAAAAGAAATTGTTACTAAAATTATCAAGCCTTTGAAGAGAAATAACCCTGGATTATACTCATTTCATGAGAGTACGTTCAGTAGAATTTTGGAGGTAATAAAATAATGATTAACAATGCTGTACTTGTAGGGCGCATGACCCGTGATGCTGAACTCCGCTATACACCGCAAAATGTAGCAGTTGCGACTTTTACTCTTGCAGTAAACCGTACATTCAAGAGTCAAAATGGCGAACGCGAGGCTGACTTTATCAACTGCGTTATGTGGCGCCAACAAGCCGAAAATCTTGCAAACTGGGCTAAAAAAGGCTCACTTATCGGGGTGACAGGCCGTATTCAGACTCGTAGTTACGATAACCAGCAAGGACAACGTGTCTACGTGACAGAAGTCGTGGCTGAGAATTTCCAAATGTTGGAAAGTCGTAATCAACAAAGTTCGAATGATACATTTGGGAATGACAACCCGATGGATATTCAAGACGACGATTTACCATTCTAAGGAGTTACTAAATGGGAATGAAAGAACATGCCTTGGCTTATCAAAAAAAAGGATTTTCGGTTATTCCTATTAGTCCTTCAAATAAGCAACCGATGATCAAATTTGCTGATAAACCAGCTATGACTGCGCAAGAAATTGAGGATTTTTGGAGTCAGTATCCGGATAGCAACATTGCTGTCCGGACTGACAAATTCTTCGTAATCGATATTGACTTACACGGTAAGCATAACGGATACGAGAGCTTGGCAAATTGGGAGCATCTGAATTTGATAACTCCAACGCTGCAGGCAAGAACTGCAAGTGGTGGAAAACATATCTTTTACTTTAAGCATCCAGACGTGACCATGACTCAAATGATAGGCTTTCTACCTGGCGTCGACATCAAGGCGCATCCAAATAACTATGTTTTAGTTGCTCCATCTAAGACCCCAAAAGGAGAATATGCCTGGGACTTAGAAAAATCTAAAGAGGGTGGCACTATGGTCACTGCTAGTCGATCTCTTGTTATGGCCATTAAGAAGGAATACAACAAAAAGAACTCTGGTAGCGATCTGGATAATATCTACTATCAAATCAGCAAAGGTGCTGGCAAACGAAACAGAACAACCGAATTATTTGAAATGGTTGTCCTAGGCTTCGGCGATGAAGGCAGCAGAAATGATACACTTGCAAAATTTGTAGGCGGACTCTTGAGCAGGTCAGTAGAACCGAACTGTATACTGCAACTAGCAGAAACAGCCAATAACAATTCAGTAGAACCTCTTAGTCACAAAGAATTAAGTAGGACTGTTGAATCCATGATCAAGAAACACATGAGGGGGGGTGGCCATAATAGGTGATGTTACGAATATTTCAATCAAGCAATTTTCGCGCAGAAAGAAAAAAATCTTAAACGAAGAAGGTGAACAGATTGAGATTGAATCGATTGTGGCTGACAGTCCCAGAAATGTTCTTCTTGCAATGAAGAGCGATAACAAGCTCAACGACTTTCTCCGGCACAATGAGTTTACTGGAGAACATGAAATTGTGGAGGATGTCAAACTGGATGCTATCCAGTTGAGAAAGGGGCAGCTACCTTCTGCCTTCGAATCCTATTTGAGCGTTTACTTAGAAAATCACTTCAAGACAGTTTTCAAGGCTGGAGCATTAAGGGATGGCATCGAAGCGTTCTTTGCAGAAAAAACCTACAATCCGGTTAAAGAATATATGGAAAATGCTTATGAGTCATGGGATCATAAAGAACGACTTGCCCAGGTATTTCAAACTTGGTTAGGTGCCGAGGACAGTATTTTCGTTCAAAAAATAGCCGTCATGTTCTTTGTTGGGGCAGTCTCCAAGGTTTTTAATCCATGGGTTAAATTTGACTACACACTGGATCTTGTCGGTGGCCAGGGGGCTGGAAAGACCACTTTCTTGCAAAAAATAGCCGTCGATTGGTACACAGATTCAGCTAAGGATTTTATGGACAAGGACAACTATGAGATTATGCTGAAATCACTGATCGTCAACGATGATGAGATGGTTGCTTCCAGAAAGACTACTTTTGACGAACTCAAAGCCTTTGTGACTAAAACAGAACTTTCTTTCCGTAGATCCTACGGTCGCAGGGCTGAAAAATTTCCTAAAAACTTTGTGATCGCAAGGACTAGCAATAAAATTGAGTATCTGGGAGATAAGACTGGCGAGCGGCGCTTTCTGCCTGTGCTGGTGGATGCAGGCCAGCAGTTTGTAAAACCTTTTGATATGACAGAGAATGATGTGCTCCAGCTTTGGGGTGAAGCAATTGCCATCTACAAAAAAGGATTTATGCTTACCTTTGATGATGAGTTCGAAAATGAGCTTGCGGTCTATAAGGAGCGTTTCACTTATAAAGATGAGGCAGAATCACAGGTCTACGATTATCTTGAAATGCTAGTCCCGGAAGAGTGGGAAGACTTTTCAGTTTCTCAGCAATATCAATATACCTGGTGCTACTTCAATGATGGTAGCTATCGCAATGAGTCTGGTCTGATATATGAAGGTGTGAAGCTTCAATCAAGCGTGTCTGCTAAACAAATACTAAAGAATGTCTTTGATATTGATAGCGCGAGAGGTGAAAAGATTGCTAGGAAAATCAAGTTGATTATGGACAATAATCAGGATTGGGAATATAAAATAAAGAAGGTTAAAGGGAAGACATTACGTGCATATTTTAGAAAAAATATACAAACAGAAGTGATGTAACCTTAGTGAAAATGATGTAACCTTTTAGGCAAAAAACGGTCAAAAATCGTGTTTCGGTTACATCAGGTTACATCATTGATGTAACCGCAGGAAAAGTCAGTTATATCAAAGGTTTGAGTGCTGTTTTTGATAAAAATTTAAAAAAAGTGATGTAACCCTCCTAAACCCTTGATACTACTGATATTTTGGGGTGTCTATTAGTAAGGTTACATCATTTATATAAAATATTTAATAAGTAAAAATAGCAAGTGCTATAAACGTTGATATAACAGCATTCTTGTTTTTTATAAATTATGTTTTTCAAAAAGTGATGTAACCTGTAACCTTAGAAAAAATATTCATTAAACAAACATATTTTTTAATAAGTATAGGAGAAGAAATGTCATACATAGTAACATTGTATTTTGACAACATGGTAGACGAAACTCACTTCTTTAAGAAAGTGGGTGATGCTGCTAAATGCAAGGCTCAGCTCGAGAGCAAGTATCGAGGCAATCGAATGTATAAAGTTAAGATGGATGAGGTGAGAACTTGAAATTATTTCTTAATGAAGATTGTATGGACGTCATGAAAAGATATCCTGATAACTATTTTGATTTAGCTATTGTCGATCCACCATATTTTCCTGGTCCAGAAAAAAGAAAATTTTACGGCCGGAAAGTCAGTCCGATTGGGGTCAGTAGATTGTACGGAGAAACCTCAGAGTGGCAAATTCCAAATCGAGATTATTTCGACGAACTTTTTAGAGTTTCAAAAAATCAAATCATTTGGGGTGTGAACTACTTCGACTATTCTTTTGGTTCTGGGCGTATCGTTTGGGACAAAGTTAATGGTCATTCAAGTTTTTCAGATTGTGAGATAGCATACTGCAGCTTACATGATAGTACACGGCTGTTTCGCTATATGTGGAATGGTATGA